AACGGCGAATCCCGCCGATAAACTCTCTGTAGTCGGCGGTAACATCTCTGTAAGCGGCGATATTTCGCTTTCAGGCGGCGATTTAAATATCGGCGGAAGCAATAGTACATCAACGCTCACCGTATCAGGCGGATTGCTCGGTATTGGTTCAACCACTCCTCGCGCGACTTTAAGCGTGCAAGGCAATTTAATGGTGAGCGGGACGACAACGACTGGCGTTTTGCAGGCCACCTCAACGTTGATAGCGTCCACAACCCGTTTTTCAGGAGGTGTGCAATACTCGTGGCCTCAAACAGACGGTAGCACCGCGCAAATTCTTCAAACAAACGGAAGCGGGACACTTTCTTGGGTTTCAAGCGCCACGACCTATCTTGGATTAAGCGATACCGACCCGGCAAGTTTTACCGCCAATAGAATCCCGCATACCAATAGCGGGGCGACGGGACTGACTGATACGGACGGCTTTGTCTTAAGCGGAGGTAAATTGGGTGTTTCCACCACTTCTCCTTATGCGCCCCTCTCGGTGGTCGGGCAGATTGTCGGAGCATATTTCACCGCCACCACTTCATCAATCAGTACCTTTCCGTATGCTTCTTCCACCGCAACAACTGTTTCGGGGACGGCATCAACTTCCGCGCTTATTGTTTCCAATACAGCGACTTTGCCTATTTATGCGACCACTTCAGCGGGGCAATCGAGTGTGAATGGCGTTAATGAAAAAGTAACCGCGACTGCGATTTGTTTGAGTGGCGATATTGCAATTTCAGGCGGCTATAATCCAAATGACATCGCGGGTTCTTTCAACGTAGATAATTTCAATCGGACGACATATTCCACAGCAGGCGATGCGTGGACAACGACACTGGATACTATTGATAGTGTTACGGCAACTTTAACTACCACTGCTTATTGTCTTAATCAATGATATGTCTCGCTTGACTATCCCTCAAAAAGGAATTTTTCGCGGCGTATTTCCGGGCGAATCTTCGGGGGAGATTTTTAGTGGACGAGGATTAGATTTGGAACGAAACAAAGGGAAAGTGGGATTGGCGGACTCGTATTCCGACATCGTTGATAGTTCAGAGGGGGGATTCGGCAATCTTACAACTCCTGTCGCTTTCGTGCGCTCTTCTGCGGACAATACGGACAGATGGTGGGCGAACGCGGGACGGCTTTTTAAGACAAGCGGAATAAATCCCGAAACGGGGTGGGCGGAAGATGCGATTGCATCCACTCCTTCTGCTCCTTTGTATGATTTGATTGATTTCGCGGGAGCTTTAATCGCGCCGGCTTCAACAGACCTCTCTCGTCTTTCAGCTGGAACTTGGACTACGAGTTGGTGGCAGGGAACGCTTGGACAGGCGGCTCTTACCGCTAACCCGCACCGATTCGCCATTCAAGCGGGAGCTTTGCAGATAACTGATGGTAGGTTGATTCAGATTTGGGATGGCACTCTTGTCAAGACTCCGCAGACGCTTCCCGTTGGATTTAGAGCAGAGTTCATACTTCCGTTTCAAGAACTCTCTTTTGTCGGAGGAGCGCAGATAGGAGGCGGCGAAGCGTTCGTGTATGTTATTCAAGAAGGCGCAAACTCCGATACCTATCTTACTCGTTATCCTATTGGAGACACGGAAGTATTGTGCGGCTGGGTTGCTGATAGCGTATACATCGTAACGAAAAAAGGAGTTATTAAGCGGTTTAACGGAAGCGGATTTGAAACAAAACAGCAATTTCCTACCGTAGAAGCGCAACAAAGCATCACGGCGATTCACCCGAACGGCGTGTCGGTATCAGAGAATGCAGTAAAGATGCTTGTTAATTTTGGCGTAATTTCAAATTTTCGTCTTTCAACAGGTTTTTGGAACTTTGACCTTACTAACTACAATTTGTATAACACTGGTTCGGTTCGGAACACAACCACGCGCGATTACGCTCAGTATGAACTCGCGGAGGTTGGGGCGTTGAAACAGACAACCGTGGGGCAAGGATTGTATCTGGCGGGAGCGCAGGTTTATACGGCATATTCAGGGACTACTCGTTACGGTATTTTCTCTTCCGATGAGGAAGGAACATCTAATCAGGGATATTTTATTACTTCAAAGATTAAGGCGCAGAATGTTCGCGCGTATTGGCGTTTCATTTTCCCGATTCTTCGCAGAATGGACAATGCCGATGACCGTTTACGGATTGCGATGCGAGCGATAGATTCTAATGAGCTTCCCGCTTATGAGACAGTTACTTGGCTTTCATCTTCAACATTCACGGCGGCAAACGGGGATATAGCGGCAGGGGATTTCGTTGAAGTGATAGCGGGAGAAAACGCGGGGGCAATCGCGAGAATCACGGCGTATTCGGGCGGCACGGTTACGATTGACCGCAGTCTGTATGCTTCTACCTCCACCTCGCGGGTGCGTTATTTGCGGTTCATAGATTTGGGGACGATTGCGAATGTGCAACTGCAAAACGCGCGGTTTATTTCTACGATACGAAGTGAGTGGATTCAATTTCTTATAGAGTTTCGCGGTAGTGAAACTTCTCCCCGATTGGAAAATTTAATTATAGATTTTAAGAATTTGCCCGTATAATTATGCCTGATTCATTGGAAAACCGCATAGCACGACTTGAACAAAATCTCCGCCAGCATCAACATACGGGGCTTGATAGTGAGCGTTTGCGTTCTTTGGATATGCAGGAAATAGGAAAGAATATATTGGCTTCGGCACAGACGACATTCTCGATAAATATTCCGCCAAAGCGGTTTCTGCGGATTCTTATATCGTGCAGCGCAAAAAGCGGAAGTTCGGACGATTATTTAAGATTCAATGCGGACAGCGGAAACAATTACACGACAACGACAGGCGTATCGCAGGGACAAATTGATTTGCGAAACGGCGCGAACTCGGCTCTCGGCTTCTTTTCAATCATTGAAATCGCAAACAATCTTTCAACGCTCGTAAAGCCCGCATTCATTCATACGGTCAATCGCATCACTTCGGCGGGAACGGCTATCAGTTCATACGAACTGTTCGCGTCTTGGGTGAATTCCGACGCATTTATTTCTTCGGTGTCGCTTACAAGTTCGGGAGCGGCGACATATCCAAGCGGTAGTCGGATTATTATTATTGGTTCACGCGAATAACATGGCATCTCCCTTGGGCTTACGCCTTTTGTCGGAACTCCGCGATGATTTGGAGGCGATGCTTTCCATAAACAGCGGAGACAGTTACATTGATTCCTCAAACGAATTGAATGACATTAACGAGGGATACAAGAAAACAGCGTATAAATACGATTGGCCTACGCTTCTCTATCGCAGAGGCATTGTTAAAGTCGCCAATCTTGACCGCTATTCGCTTCCGTCCGATTTCAGGAAAGCGCGAACGATTAAATTGGATAACACAACTCTTCGTTCCGTTGAATTGGAGTTTTTGAAGCGTACCAATTTCGGATTCTTCATAGACCAACAGCAGAATGATATTATTTTGTACAACATTCCTTCTGCCGCTTCCACGGCTTATACACTCTCAAATGCTGAAAGTGCGGGAAATGCCGTAACCATAGAACTTGATACCGTCAGCGGACTTTCACAGCATGACGAAATATGGATAGATTCTGTTTCGGGAACGGATGAATTTACAATGGTATCTTCTGTCAGCAGTTCGGCTACTACGATAACGGCGCGATTGGATGCGGCAAAATCGGCTTCCGATATCCTTTATCGTCAAGACGATATTATTGATTTGCATTACTATCGCAGAATTACGCTTCTTTCTGCTGCAGGCGACACGACCCTTCTTCCCGATGAAGCAGACCAAGCGATGCTTCACTATGCGGCTCATAAGGCGTATCTGCGGCTTGAACTCTTTGATGAAGCAGAACAACAGTACAAGATTTGGGAAAGAGATTTGCGAGAGGCGTGGTTGGCGGCGGATCGTGAAACAACAGGAGAAGCGGCACATTTTAGCATAGGTTAATTAACTATATAAATGGCAGAACTTGTCGGTCAGAATGAAGGCACAAACAATAGTTATACCATTCGCATACCAAGCGCGGGTGAGGCATTTCGTCCTGCTTATGCTCCAACAGGCGCGATTTTCTTTCGTGAAGGCAACCAGTTGTTCGGCACTGACCTGGAGGTGCTCGGACAGCAACTTTTCACGCCGACAACGGAGAAACCTACCTACAGTCATCTTACTCCCGTAGAGCGGCAAGCTCTCGGTCAGCAGGTACTTAAAGCGGAGGGAATAGATTACAACGCTATCCCGCAACAGGATTTTAATATCGCTGATGTACAGGGTTATTTTGGCAGACAAGGCGCGATTCAGCCGCTTACCAATCTTTCATCGCTTGGCAAGGCGGTTAAAAGCACTACGCTCGTTCCAAAAGCGAATCTCACGCTTTCAGGCGGAACGCTTGAAGGATTGAACAATGCACAGCAGAAAGAGTTTCAGGATGTGGTATCGGGTCTCTCGGCGGGTGGTACGACTTTTGGCAGAACGCCGAAAGGCATTGTGGATTTGCGGACGGGACAAATTGTGCAAAGCACGCAAACTCCGTCATCCATAGTTTCCCCCGAAGCTCTCGGTTCCAGTGTGCAGATTACGGCGTTGGAAAATAAAATAAATACCCAGCTTGAGAATCTTAAAGCGGGACTTTCTACGGGAGGTGCGACACAGATTTTAAGCGACTTGTTTACGAAGTTTGGCGTAACCGAAGAACAAGGATTAGTTAAACAATATAATCAGCTTATTTTAGACCAACAAAATCTTCTTCGTAAAATCCCCGAAAGTATCAAACTTACTTTGCAAGATGTCGGCATTTCGGAGGCGCAGTATAACCGTCTTGTATTAAAAGAAACGCAAAAACCGCTTGAAGTATTGCGCTCTCTTATGGAACAGAAAGGAATAGCGCAAGAGAATATAAATCAGAGTTTGCGGTTTGTCGGTTTGTTTTCGGACGCGATGCTTCAGGATAGGGCGGCGAAGCTGGAGTTTGCAAAATACGAGATTGAAACGAATAAAGATTTGCTTCGTGATTTGCGCGCGACTGAATTGGCAATTTTCAGGGAGAAGGCCGAGACCGAACGTGAGCTTACGCGGGAAAATCGGGCAGACCAGCGCAAACTCCTTGAACTCGCGATTAACGAGCAGAAAAACGATTTGAAGCGTATACAGAACGCGGCGGATTTGGCATTGAAAAACGGCGCGGATAAAGACGCTTACAATTACATCATCTCCGCTCAAACGGGCGATGAGGCGAACGCACGGTTGGCGGAGAAAGGGTTGGCGGAGAAACCGTTGGCGGAGAAACTGACTGCGGATTATTACATCACGGATGAGAACGGGCAGACGGTGCAGTATAAAAAAGATGCAAGTGGGGCGATTATTCCGAGTAGTAGAACAGTGCTGGGGGGAAGCGGGAAAGTAACGGATTATTATATACATTCTTTGCGTATGGAAGGGTATCGGCCTGCTTTACAGGGACACATTGATGCTGGGGCTTCACCAGAACAATCGGTACAGCTTACACTTAATGATCTTGGCGTACAAGCAATGACTTTCAGCGAGGATGATATTGGAGGATTAAGGTATCTAGCAAGTACACTTTCGCCTTCCGCCACAACAACTCCTGAAGAAACGCAAAAAGCGGGAGGATTGTTCGGTTTTATAAAGGATTTATTTACAAAGAAAAAGACAGAGCCAATTCAAGACAAAGAGAAAGTACCAACAATTTCTGAAGCGTTTGAGGGTTACAAACCACCTGAACCGTTTTCTTTTTTCAATAATCTCTTTCAAGAATAATGGCTCTTTCACCCAAACAAATGGAGCAGAGATTACAGCAACCATTAGGTAAAATTGTTCCTCCCGCGCCAATACGAAAAAAGAACCCGCTTAATACTTCAGAGGGACTTTCTTCGCTTGGAGTAAGCGCGGGTCTTGAAAAAGATGTTGCTCGTATAAATGCTTTATACGAGGGAGAAAAGCCAAAAGGAGCTTTTTCTGGCGGTTTTATTTCGGATGTCATAGACGGTGTGAATGTGCTTGATTATGGTGTAGTTGGTATGCTCAAAGGCAAGAGTTTCTCGGAGGGCGTAAAAACACGGCAGAGTTTTAGCGACCAAGACGCGCTCGGCTCTATCGGTTTAAGCGGTGTGATTGTTGGTATCGCTTTGGATATTGCCGTTGACCCGCTTACTTATATTGCTCCGTGGACTTTGTTTAAGAAGATACCGAGCGCGATTAAGGTGGTACAAGCGATTAAAAAAGCGAGTATTGGAAAAATGGTAGAAAAGACCATTGAGACAGGGGGAAAGGCAAAGCAGGTTATTCAACTTGAAGGAGGAATGAAAGCAGGAAAATACTTTGCCGATAAGTTTGCGTACCATTTTGGAGTTGACCCTCGCTGGAGCGAAATACACGATAAATCAGTGAAAAATATCAACGTCGCTTTACAAGGGTTAGACGTATTGGTACACGGACTTACAGAACTTTCAGACGGTACGGCAGGAAAGATACTAACAAGAGATGAAACAGGGCGTATCGCTCGCGTTCCTTTGGACGAATTGCGCGGACGACTCTCGCCTGATGACTTCACAAAAGTTGAAGGTGCGTGGAATAAGATAGACGACTTGGGAAAACAGGCGGTTGATGTCGGTTTGCTCGGGAAAGAAAAGTATGAAGAAAATCTCGGGCAGTATATTAAAAATACTTACGAGGAATACGAACTCGCGAAAAAGGAAGCATTGTTCGGTTCAAAGAAACTCAAAGTGGAGGGTATAAAATCCCGCGTTGAGGGTTTGACTCCCGAACAGATGAAAGAATTGGGACAGATAGAAAATCCCGCCTATCTTTTGTTTCGCACTTCGGCAGGCCTGATACGGGATATTGAAAATGCAACACTTTTTAACAAGACGGCTAAACTTGTCGGAAGCGAAGTTGCGCAGGAAGGATTTAAGCAGTTGCCGAAAACAAGTCGGCTCATTACAACAGCAGGAAAACAGGCGGAGATACTGGGAAATGTGAAAGGAATAAATGACAAAATAAAACCGCTTCTTATCGGACTTAAAGCTACTTTTAAGGCAGACAAAACAACACTTGCGGACATAACGCGACTTGAAAATCAGTTTGGCGAACTTGCTAGAAAGCAGGGGGAGGAGTTGTATAAGTTTTTTAACGAACCGACTGATATAACGAAGACAGTTGAAACGGGACGAAAGCTCGGTATTATCCCCGAAAAACTGCAACCTATTGCAAACTCGGTAAAGAAGTTTAAGACCTTTGAGGAACTCCAAAAAACAAAAGAAGGTATTGAACTTGAAAAGTTCTTCATCAATGGCGACCTTGAACGCAACGGATTTAAGTCAATGGAACAGTTTTTTGAAACAGTTAAAAACCCTTACAAAGCGGCGGAGACAAAAGACATTACGAAGTTGGCGAAAGGTACGCCAGAGTTTGATGCGGCTGTAAAGGCACGGCAAGCTGAAAGCGATTTGGTGAAAGATACTGGTAAAGCAGGGGATACGCCAATTATCCGCGACCCTAACGCTCCTTTGAAAACCCGAATAATGGAAGGGGCTATGCCGAAAGCTATCACAGTTACCATTAAGGAATTGACGCTTTTGCGACAAAAAATACAGAACTTTAATAAAGGATTCAAGGCGGGAGTTGCGATTGCTAAAAAAGAGATTGGAAACGCACAGTCGGACTTGATTACTATAATCAAAAACAACTTCCCGACAGAGGAACAGGGGGCTTTCTTGACCAAAGTAAAAAACGTCACGAGTCCAGAAAAACTGACCGAAGCGGTGGATTTTTTGAAGACAAAGTTTGACGATTTACTTGCTAGACAAGACGAACTCGCCGCTTCTGCACGAATAGGAAAAGTGGTGGGACTGCAAAGAGAGATTGAACAGATACTCGCAAAGAGTAAGACCCTCTCCGAAATTGATAAGCGTAGTATCAATGATAGTTTTCGTACACTTGAAAAGAATATCAATGAAGCGCGTTTTGCGAAAGAAGGACTCTTGCAAAACCTTGACGACTTACGCCTTGCGGGACTTGCGGGCAAATATGTGCCTGAACCAATCTACAAACTCATAGAGGATATTCGCAGTCCTAATTCTTTTAAGTTCGGTTCTAAATTGGTAGGAGAGTTCAAGGTGATGAAAATACTTTTTAATCCCGCAACGCACGCTCGGAATATTGTCAGCAATATGATACTGAACTGGTGGAAACTTGGTTTGGGGCCGTGGCGAGTGGACAAGTATATAGAGGCGGTAAAGGAGATAAAAAATGGAGGTGAATACTGGAAGCGAGCGCAAGCGGTTGGAGGAGGGCGGGGCGGTATGGCGGCACAGGAACTTATGAACTTATTGGAAGACCCCGCTTTGCAGGGTTTCGGAAGTAAGATTGGGAATGCGTGGGGCGGGTTAAAAAAGAAACTGGGTGATTTTTATCAGGGCGAAGAAAGTGTCGCAAAACTAACTGCATTTATAGACCAAACAAAGAAAGGACTTTCTGACGAGGACGCATGGAAAGTGGCGGAGAGCGCGACTTTCAATTACGCGCAAGTTACTCCATTCGTAAGACGGCTTCGTACTGAAATTTGGGGATACCCATTTATTACTTTTCCTCTCAAAGCAACGCCTATTGCCATTGAAACGGCTCTCAAAAATCCTCAACGCATTTCTGTATTCGGCAAGATTAAGAACTCATTGGAGAATATGTCGGACATAAAAGAAACCGAACGAGAACGGGCAAGCGAACCGCAGTGGGTACGGGACGGTTTCTATATCAAGTTGCCGATTAAAGATAGTCAGGGTCGTTCAGCGTATTTCGACCTTACTTACATCTTGCCTTTCGGTGATTTGGCATCAGGTAAAATATTTCAAAAACAATTAAGCCGAGAAACAGGACTTCCAGAAGAAAAAGCGGTTACACTCGCAAGTGTTAATCCTGTGTTTAACTTGATGAAAGAATTGAACCGCAATCAGGACTTTTTTGGAAACAAGATTTGGAAAGAAAGTGATAGAATGGAGAAGCGGCTTGGCGATATTATGCGGCATCTCACCAAGACCTATATGCCCCCGCCAGTAGCGAATGAAATACCGGGTGGCTATCGTGATAGTGGAGAACGTGACCAGCGAGGTTTTCAAGGGGCGGCAAAACCAAAAGAAAAGGAGAATCAACAAAGGACGGTTATGCAGGAGATGTTTGCGAATGTCGGTATGAAAGTTCAACCTGTGATTGCTGATATTCAGGAGACGCAAAAAGAGTGGAATAAATCAAAGGCAATGAATACACTGTTGCGAGAGAAGGGCGTTATTAAAGAATTGAATATTCCCTATGTACCAAAGAAATAGAAATTACAATATATTCTTTTGTGTTCTTCTTGTAACTGCATTTTATTATGTGTTCATAGATAACACGCCAAAATCGTATATTTGTGATGAATGGAATAGTGAGTGTCCAAAATAGTTAAAACCACAATGGACAATGAAAAAATACAACAGTTGCTCGGCTTTTCCGTTAAAAACATCATACGGGATATTTTGACAGAGAAGATTGCTCAAACGCTAAAAGAGGAAATCACAAAAGAGATGAAGGATTTGAGTCCGCAAGAAATGATACAGTCGCTTCAAGAACTGGAAAATGAGCAAGAAAAAAAAGAACTGGGAAATGAGCAGGAAAATACAGAATCCGTTCCTCTTATGGAGAAGATAATAAAACTTTTCAATGAGTAATGACATAGACAAATCAATGTCGGCTTTCATCACCGACTATTTTGAAAAACATCTCGCCAAAATTGACGAGTTGATAGCGAAAGCCGTGGCAAAGATTCTTAAAGTAAAATTGAAGGAATTGGAAGAGATGCTCAAAGAGCGCGAGGAAGAAGTAGCCATTGCCGTTGCCAGAATACTGAAAGAGAAAATGAAAGAACATCAAAAAGCGATGGATTCGCAAATGAAAGAAAGGGAAATTAAACTCGGCGCTATGGTGCGGGAACAGGTAAAAGAATTGGCGAAACCGGGCAAAGATGCCGATGAGGATAGGATTTTAAATTCTGTTTTAGCCCGTATTGTTCTACCTGATGAAGCAAAAATCACTGCCAATGTCCTATCTAAAGTGCCGAAAATCAAGGAACTCCAGCCCGACACTCCTCTTCAAATCAAGGAAAAGTTGGTATTATTACCGATAAGGGAACGCTGGTTTGACGAGGGACATATCAAGAATCTTGAAGAACTGATTAAGCGGATGATTTCGCTGGAACCTTCATTCGGCGGCGCGCTTCGCGGAGGTATGGAAACGACAAAGCGTGAAAAACTCACTCCGACTGTTTCAGGAAACAATATTACGCTTGACCTAACGCAACTTTCTACCAGTTGGAGCCGACTTTTGGGAGTATTTAAAAACGGGCAATTACTTGATGCTGAAACCGTAAACGGCTGGACGAGAAGCGAAAACACGATAACCGTTTACAACTCTGACGCTACTGATTTATTTGTAGTTGATTACGCTTCTTAAAATGAAAAGATTTCTCATAACTCTTTTGATTTTATTGATACCTGTATTTTCTTCGGCACAGGTGGTATTCAAACAGAATCAAATTATAGCTTCCTCTACGCCCTCTTTCGGCGTAATAGTCGGCAGTGGCGTAGGAACATCTACTCTGCGGGCTTCAAGCACTCCTGTGTTTGCTTCTTTCTTCGCCACTTCTACCATTGCCACCTCTACCATTTCAGGCGGCCTTAAAATCACGGGCGGCGGATTGCGGATAAACAACCTCGCAAATTGCAATTTGGATACCGACGGAGATGGCATTGTAACCTGCGGGACGGACGCGACAGGCGGAGGCGGAGGTGGGACCGGCTGGGCATCCACCACAGACGCCTTCTCTATTTACTTCACAGGCAGGGACTATGTAGGTATCGGCACCACTTCCCCATACGCAAAACTCTCCGTAGTCGGCCAAGCAGTCGCCGCCTATTTCACCGCCACCACAACCTCTACTTCCACCCTGCCTCGGCTTAATGCGACTGGGATAGACGCAGATACTTGGTTTGAGCTGGGTTCTAACGGAGCGTTCACCTCGCTTTTAGGAGCAGGACTTCAAAATACCGCGGGTGCGCTTACACTAAACGCCACAGGCGATTGGACAGGCACCATAGATCTCAATAACTTCGCAGGAGGAGCGATAGGAGCAGGTGAGCTTATCTACGGAGGTAGTGCGGGGTCATTCTCCGAGCTTGCGGTTTCAACTAATGGATTTGTTCTCGCCCTTTCAGAAGGCATACCCGCTTGGGTTGCGACTACGACTCTCTCAACTATTTCAGGAACGCTCGCCGTCTTAAATGGAGGTACTGGTCAAACAACTTTCACTAGCTCGCAACTTCTGTATGGAAACGGCACTAACGCGCTTTCAAGTGTCGCCACGACTTCAATCACCTGTACGGGTCTTTTATCCTGCACAGGATTTAACGCTTTGGGCGCGGCATCCAGCATCAATCTTGCGGCAGCAAATGCAAACACCGTTTTGGTGAATGGGACAGGTGCATCTGCCGTACCGACATTCCAAGCTACCAGTACATTCGGGACGAATCTCTTCGGCAATGGTACGGCTGGACAAGTGTTGGCATGGCAAGGCTCTGCACCCATCTGGGCTTCTACATCCACTTGCGCCGCAATAACAGGCAGTGCTGACCTTTGTGATGGTTCTGACGCTACTGGAGGCGGAGGTGGCGGCACGGGCTGGGCAAGCACCACTGATGCGTTTTCCATTTACTTTACGGGGAGGGATTATGTCGGCATAGGAACCTCTACTCCTTCTGCGCGGCTTTCCGTGCAACAACTGAATACCACCACGCTTGGAACCTATATCGCTGGGTATTCCAACGCTACGGCCGACATTTTGAGAGTGTCTACTTCAACACTTACGGCTACCACGACCGCTTTTGTGATTGATTCGCAGGGACGGGTGGGGGTTGGCCTCACCGCTCCCACCGCACAGCTTGAAGTGGTCGGGATTGCTTCCTCTACTTCGCTCACGGTGTCGTCTTTGAACGCCGCAAGCTGTGATGTGAAGTCAACGAATGGGGTGTTCTCCTGCGGGACGGATGCTTCTGGAAGTTCTGCGTCGCTTGGTTGGGCTTCAACAACAGACGCATTTTCAATTTATTTTAATGGAAGAGATTATGTTGGTATAGGTACAACCTCTCCGTATGCTCCATTATCTGTAGTTGGCTCACGAGGAATCGTTACAGGCAAGATTCACGCTACCTCTACGACTGACACTTCTACCTTTGACACGCCGCCGACATTTTCAACGCTCACCTCTGCACTCATCATCACGGGTTCGGGAGGACTCACCGCAGAATACGCAGGGGCGGCGGCATGCACCAATCAATTCGTAACCGCTATCAGTGTTCTCGGAGCGACAACCTGCGCATCGGTAAACAACGCCCAATGGTCTGGCGCCGACCTTTCTGTTGCAAATGGCGGCACGGGACTTTCAACTTTTGGCGGTTCAAACACCATTCTTTATACTACTGCGGCAGATACGCTCGCTTCAGAGGCGGCGTTTCTCTACAACTCGTCTACAAATAAGCTAACGGTTGATTATGCCTCCACTACCGCGCTCACCGTAACTGGCGGCGCATATCTTGCGACAGGAGGAGGAAATAGTATCTTTGTCGGAATTGGCACCACAACGCCAGAGTGGATTCTGCAAGTCGCCTCTACTTCTCCGATGATTACGCTCACGGATACCAACGCGGGAACTGATGATAAACACGGTTCTTTCTCTTACATTGACGGCATCTTCCGCATCAGCACCTCGTCTGACGCTTTGACTTCCTCTACGACGGCACTTTCCATTAACCCGAAACGGGCTCCCTCTCTTTCCATAGGAAGCACCACGCAAACCGTCAGCGCGGTGAATGGTCTTATCACGCAGGGAAGCAACGGCGCGAACGGAAGCTCTACCATATCAACTGGTAAATTACAGTTTGACAGTTATGATTCTTTAGGAGCGAGAAGTTGCGTATTTTTCACTGCAACTTCTTGGGTTATTCAAACTGGTGCATGTAATCCATGAAAAAGAAACTCTACAAAATACTGTCGCCGATTGTTATTGCTTCGTTGTTGATTTTCTTTTTGCCGCTAGAAACTGTTTTTGCTGTTGATACAGGATTTAAGAACCCGACTGCGACTGGCGAAGATTACAACGATTGGACTAACCCTTCCAATGCTTTTTCTAGTAATGATTCATGGGCAACCTCGCCGGGAGGCAGTGATGAGCAAGATTATTACAATTTTTCTTTCGGAATCCCCGCTGGAGCAACAATAGATGGAATTGAAGTACGCGGAGAATGGCAAAAAGATAGCGCCCAACAGGTAACTATGGGAGCAGAATTATCGTGGGATGGAGGAGTAACTTACACAACAAGTGGGAAGACCGCTGAAATAGTTAGTGGCACAGTGGATGAACTTGATACCTATGGAGGGGCTACTGATACATGGGGAAGAACATGGAATGCTACCGAATTTTCTGATGCTAACTTTCGTCTAAAGTTTAAGAACTTTGAACTACTAAATCGTGATGCTCTAATAGACCATGTTGTTGTTAAAGTCTATTATACTAGCGGCGCAACCGCTATCGTCCCTTCCTCCCTCGTTCTCAATTCCCAAATGAAATTAGAAGGCCAGATGATTATAGAATAGTTATGGACATCCAACCCCAAGACCTTGAAAAGTGGTTATCTCTCCTCGGCAAACCGACTGCGGGACTGATAGCTTTCATCGTAGTAATCTTATACCGAAAAACCGTCATGGATTTCTTTGCAACAGTTTTCTCATGGTTTAAACGAAAATGAACTTCCAAACTATTCTCACATTCATAAACATTTTTGTAATGGGCGCGGCTGGTATCGGCTTCATCTACACTAAAACAGACGCGGCAAAGTTTGACCCTGTGCCAATGCAGAGAGAACTTGCCGATATAAACAGCAAAAATGCCGTGCAAGACAATGATATTCAAACCTTGAAGGCCGATGTCAGAGAAATCAAAACGGATGTAAAAGAAATCCTTAAAACATTACGGCCGAATGATTACAAATCCGCCAAAGTAGAAAACACTCTGTTAATCGGCGGAGTGGATAGTAAGACGGGAGAACCTAAAAATGAAACAGAATAATTACGGTTTTCAAGTTCCAGTCATAAAGGATTCGGACTTCTTTCTTGGTGAAGGGAACTTGCCAAGGAATGTCTTGCAGGAAACGGGAAATTGGAAAGACAGCTTGCCAGAAGCGGAGAAGCAGTTACGGGATACGATAGACAGTATTAACTGCGTTGCGTTTGCCACCACCGAACAAATTGAAGCCTATGAGCGTAAGGCGTTCGGGGAGCGAAACAATTATAGCGATAGATTCGTTGCCTTGATTTCAGGTACTACTCCTCAAGGAAATGACCCTGCAAAGGTCTATAACGCTATCCGAGAGTTCGGACTTGTTCCCGAAGAAATGTGTCCGTGGTCTCCCGATATTCAAAGCATTGAGGAGTATCTTTCGTGGAAAGGAGTAGACAAAGATGCCTGTATTGCGGAGGGTAAAAAATGGAAAGAACGCAAGGATTTTATGCACAACTGGGTGTTCAAGGCGACTGCTCCGTTAGACGAAAAAATTAACAATATGATAGTGGCTTTGCGGTACAGTCCGTTATGTTTTGATGTATCAGCGTGGCAGACAAACTCCGAGGGCAAGTACATTCGTTTCGGTATGTCGGGACACTGGACTATGGGGTACAATATAGGGGATTTTATTGATGTTCGGGACAGCTACCCGCCTCACGAAAAACAACTTGTCAAAGATTTTAATTTCTTCTACTGCAAACGAATCAGTATCACGAAAAAAACCCCCCTCACCTACCCTCAAAAAAAAAGTATTTGGCAGATTATTATTTCCTTTTTATGGAAAGAACCAGAAGAAATAAAGAGATTGGAACCCGACCTTAATCCTGACTTCGTATCGCCGAAGACGAGACCAGTAGTCGAAGAACCTCCTAAATTAAAATGGAAGTTTCCTTCTGATGCACGACATTCAGTACGCGTACTTTGTGATGAACTGGGACTTACAGTTGCAGAAAAGAATCTCATCTGCCAAGTGATACAGTGCGAAAGTGGATTTCGCACTGATGCAAAGAACGAGAACAAAGATAAAAACGGCAAGATACTTTCAACGGATTGGGGTATTTGTCAGATGAATGACTACTGGTATATCGGAAAGAACAGACCGATAGCAACGATTAGGGAGGCGATTGAGAACCCAGAAAAGTGTGTGCGGATAATGATTAAGCGATACAAAGAGGGAGGACTTAGGGACTGGGTATGCTATCTAAAGGGAATGTATAAGAATTACAAACCTTAAATATGTTTCCAAGTCTTCCTTGAGATAAGATACGCTATGGTGGATTTATGCAGTTGGAGTATGTTTGCTATTGCTGTCTGGCTCATTAGTCCGTAAGAATAGATGCTCCGTATTGCGAGCACTTGTTTTTCAGTCAGTTTTGAAGCCCCGTGTTTCTCTCCTCTCAAGATTGGTACAAGATTTAATTTATAAGCGTGTCGCATATTATGCAACCTGCTAGACCACTCAAGGTTCCCAACCCTATTATCTTTCTTATTAGCGTTCTTGTGATTTATTTCTTTAAGACAAAGAGGGTTGGGGAGAAATGCTTGCCCGACTAAGGTATGTGCAAAGATAATTTTTCTCTTATAATCATTCTGCAAATAATAATTAAGATATCCTTTCCTATGAACAAATGCTTTAAGCCATTTTCCTTTCTTACTTCCCCCCTTCTTATATGGATAACTCCAAACCCTACCGTCTTTAGTAACAGCATACAAACCCTCAAACCCCTTAATATCTTTCATTTTCTTTTACAATACGCGGGACGCTTTGCGAGTATCCCGCGTATTGTACGCAAAGCTGATAATGGTACAATTATAGCATAAAGATATAAACATCATCTATTCCAATAATAGCCGTACGGGAAAATGGGATAATTACTGGCGATTAGATGAGTGGATTAACTATTATCGGGTGAAGGGAGGATACAAGATTTATTTCTACAAATTTGTATGACCAAACTCTGGTATTACATCACCGCTTTTCTCTATTATGTTTTCGGAAATCCCGAATATCTTAAACTTGGCGGAGCGACACGTTCGCCAAAGTGGAGGAAGTTTAGAACAGAGCAAATAAAGTTGCGAGGAGGACGGTGCGAATTATGTGATGGAACAGAGACGTTGGAATTACATCATGTTGAAAGTTTTAGCAGTAATCCCAGCCGTGAACTAGACCCCGACAATGTTGCGATTTTATGCGAAAGCGGAAGGAATGGAGTCGTGTGCCACCAATTCTTCGGTCATCTAGGAAATTACCGAAAAATAAATCCGCAAGTGTTTGACGATATTGCAATTTGGAAAGAAAAACTCAATGACTGACGAAATAAAAATCTATACTGAATGTGGTTTCTGCTTTGAATGGTTTTGGACTAAAAAGGAGAACGGTGATATCTTATGCGAAGAGTGCAAGAAATTGGTAGAATATTAGAATATATTGCGGATTGAAAGGTCGAAACACTACTAGCTAACTAATATCATTATGCGAGATAAACTTTGGCAAGTTCGTGTAAAAGCATTTTTTGTTCAATTCGGAAGTATGATTGTCGTCGCTTTGGGCACTGTCATCATGTCTCCGCAATTCAAAGACTTAATAACTGCGCATTTCGGAACCAGTTTTGTCGCAGGCGCGGCTCTGTTGTTAATAACAGGCACGGTGAGTCACATCTTAAATAAAATAGCTGTAAAGAAACTAGGAGCCGGTAACGAGGATAACGAAGCAGTACTTATATGAAAAAAATCATTGCTCTTATCATTGCACTCGCCGTCATAAGTATTTTCGTGTTTTTGCTGTTCTTCCGTGCTCCAACGCCGTATATCTTGCCGCCAGACCCTCCGCAAAAAGAAAAAAAGATTGACCAACAACCGTACACTGCGCCAGAGACAGTAGACTGGGGAGATGACCCAAAGAATACGATGATTGAACCGCAGGAAGTTTCTACTCCCGAATGGCAAATAAAATACTTCAGAACAGAAGGCAGGAAGGAAAATCCCCTCTCGCCCGCGGAATGGTTGAAAAGTCAGAACTGAAGAACCCCGTGAGACCTCTCCGATATTAAAAGTCGTCCCGCTTCGACCCGGGAAAGCAGTTAAACTGCGATATCGGAGATGGTTCAGAGAGTTTTTGTGGTATAATAGGACTATTATTATTTGCGCTTTCTAACCTCACCCTACTCGCAAATTGGGGTGGGGTTAGAGAGAAAAGGAATATGAGTATTAAAAGTATTCTTTATACAAGAAATTGGCGAAAGAAAAATCCTGAAAAAGTGAGATTATATAATTTAAGACAAAAATTAAGGGAGAGAGAATACTACAAGAAGAATAAAGAACATGTCCTAGGTGTGTAACACGCCCCCCGCCCGCAGGTCTTTAAGGGATATTCTTGCCCCCGCGGTTCTAGGTCTCGCCACACCATGCTTGAACGGCTAGCAGCTACATAGCGTTGGCTAACGAGCGTAAGGTTAAGTTGTATACGCCTAGAACGGGGGCATGAGTAGCTCTTTGACAATATGAACCTTGGAAGTTGCGAAATATGATAATCGTCTCATGTCAGAATCATCGGTGTCGGCTCCGTAAGCCGATACATCAAATGATGCTAGTTGAAAACCGGCATTATTGTTGTACAAAATGTGCGGCTACCGCAGAAGAAGCAGAAGAAGAAGCGGCGAAGAGAATTGCCGCAGAACAACTGAAACACACTCACTTCCGCTTTATGGCAGATGTGGTTGGAGGATAACTATATGAAATACGAAAAACACCCTAATAGGCCTGTCATCAGACAGTCCAAACTGTACAAATCACCAAAGAGGTTCAAAGCATTACTGCGGTTGCTTGCCTTGAACGAGCGGGATAGAATGCCGCGCCGCGACTAGCAGAGGGCGAGGGTTTAATTATCCTCGCTCTTTTTTACTGCGGGGGGATAAATACTTGTGGCAGGGATTAGGTGCTAATTATGCTTCGCGCTTTCCTTTTACTCTGCGCGCTTTTCTATCTGCTGTCCGCGCCTCAAGATAACGAAATGCTTTCTTAAGATGCCCTATTGCTTTTACATTCTCCTTGCAAGCGAACCGAGAATTGAGGTCGGCAAGTCGGGAAATAGCGCAACTGATTACTTCTTCCAAAGTTGTACCATTCTCGTATGAACCATCTGGATTCATATGGTAAAAAGTAATCTTCTGAAACCTCTGTGTTCCCTCTTTGTCGTCTGGCGATGAATAATCTCTCTTGAATTGCAAAAGAGCATATTGGTTCTTCTTCGCTGACATATTTGTTGTGTCCATAAATCTAAGATTAAAAACCCTGCTAATAATACTCATCTCCCCTCTCCCTTAGTGATAATGGAAATTGCATCGAAAAGGGCTTTTTTGTAGCCAGTATTTCGTGCGGGACAACTACACATTTCCCATGCTTGCTCACAAGTCCCGCAATACTCCAGTCCATTTTGATTTTGGCACAGTTGTGAGGAGAATGGTAAAGTATTCATCCCCTCCAAACTCTTGACGATTTCTTGGCGCTCCGAGAGGAGGAGGTCAGAAATAAATACCTCAACTTCTCTCATTAGTGGTCTCTGGTTATGGGTATAGAGATTAAGTGTGTTCCAAAACTTCTCTTTCCATTCCTCTTTGTTACGGACAGGGATAGCTCCCACAACCTCGGAATGTGCTATACTATCTTCACTGTTCAGATGCTTTGGCGACAATACACTCCTTAAAATCATTTCCCACTTTCCCCACAAAACCAAAGCCACAGAGCGATTGCTCTTGCTCGGTCTTTCGCCACGGCTCGCCTCCGTTTGTTTATTTTCCATAGTTAATTTCGTCTTACTTCGCCACATTTGGTACATACGACCACATCTACCAACTCAAAGTTTGCACTCGTAGAATACTGGGAACGTGTTTCTTGATGCGAATACTTGAAGTCGTGCTGGCACTCCGTTTGTTTTGATAGGGGGTTCATTTGATTTTTATTAGCCGTAAGGATTAGGATTCTTTTTCCCCAAACTTCGTTTCGCCTTTGTAAATTAACTCATTTTCATCGTCAATTTTTTGATACTTGATTTCTTCTTTTTTGTTGCGAATGCCAAAGAAATGTCCTGCAAGAAGTCTTAATTCCCCATACACCTGCGCGTTCCCAGACACTCGCGCGTCCCCATACACCCATGCGTT